CAAGTAGATTTGGGGGCAGACATTCATGCTATTAGCGCTACGCAAAAACGTAAAGAGATGGGTATCTAAAATAAAAGAAGTTTTGTCATGGTTGGCTTTAGGAGCAGGGCAATGAATGTAACTAAACAAAGATCAGCACTAAAGGCAATCACTTGGCGAATAATTGGAACGGCAGATACTTTTGTGTTGTCATACTTTATAACACATAAGGCAATTACTGCTGCATCAATTGCAGGGTTTGAAGTACTAACAAAAACAATCCTTTATTATTTCCATGAGCGTGGTTGGAATAAAGTTAAATGGGGTAGAAAATGAGCCATGTACTTTATTTTACTGCAGATTGGTGTAATCCTTGTCAAAGAACAAGACCAGTTGCTGAAGAATTAAAAAGGGATGGCATTATTGATTTTATGTTTATAGATGCAGATAATGAAATAGAACTATTAAAAAAGTTTGAGATTAAATCTGTGCCAACATATATCCTTATTAAAGATGGTTTAGAGGTTGCTAGAATGAATGGAGCAAAAACTAGGGATCAATTTTTGGAGTTTATTAATAATGAGCATTGAAAAAGATTTTAAAAAAATAATGATGAGGGCATTTAATCCCCCATCAAAACCTATATTAACATCAGAAGATGAAATTATGGATGATCTAATTTTAAAAGGTGGTATATCTTATGTTGGTATGACTGAAAATAAAGAACCACTTTATAGTTTTACCCCCAAAATTAAAGATATAATGCCAGAACTATATGAAGAACATTTAAATATAGTTAATTCTGAACTAATGAACCTTTGGCAGAAAGGATTTTTAAATATAGACTTTTTGGAAAGTGATCCAACAGTAACACTAACTGAAAAAGCCTTTCAAGATGACGAGGTTTTAAAGTTGTCATCTGATGAGCAATGGTCTCTAAATGAGACTAAGCGTCTTATGAAAAGATAAATCCTGATATACTTAGTAGTCTAACAGAAGGAGTTTTTATGCCATACAAGGTAGGAGCCAAAGGCTCAAGCGATTGTGGAGGATACCCAGTTGTAGATGACAAGGGTAAAGTAATGGGTTGTCACCCAACAAAAAATAAGGCTGGGCGTCAAGTTCGTGCACTATATGCATCAGGCGCAGCAATGAAATTTTATGCAGATCAAGATCCTAAACTAGAAAAAGATATGGTTGCTGAAGGTGACTTTGTTCTTGCTCAATGTGAAGATGAAACACATGTTGGTATTGTTCAGTATGTAATGACAAGCGGTATGTTTGGTATTCCTGGATCAGAGTATGCTGAAGAAGCAACTGCAGAAAATCCAGTTGTTTTAATTAGAACACTTGAGTTTGATGAAGAAGATGGCTGGGAAGAAACACCATACATGATTGGTGCAATGGCTGCTGAAGTTACAAAAATTGCTCCTCTTCAAATAGATGTTGAACAAATGCTGATGGGCAAAGCAGATAAACCAAACTATGGTCAAATGATTAAACCACGTAAAGGTGAACCATCAAACAAAGATTTATATGACAAGATTGTTTCTGAAGCAAAAAATAAATTTGATGTTTATCCTTCAGCCGTAGCAAATGCTTGGGTAGTTCAAGAATATAAACGTCGTGGAGGAACTTACTCAACAAACAAATCAATGTGGGGTGGAGCATTTGATCCACGAAATGTGTAATGAAGAAAAAATATAAAACTAAACATTCTTTTAATGATACACAAATCAAAGATGGGTGGATAGTTAAACTTAGAAAAGATGGAACAATTAAAGCAAAAATTGAACCATGGAAACCAGGAATTACAAAAAATAAAGAGGTTAAAATTGGCTGATACATATACTCCAACTAGTGGAATGAAATCTGCTGCACGACGTGCACTTAAATGGAAACAAGATGGTAAAGCAACAGGTGCAGGAACTCCTGTAGGTTGGGGCCGTGCAACTGATATTGTAAATGGATCAGTAATGTCTCTTGATACTGTTAAAAGAATGTATTCTTTTTTTTCTAGGCACGAAGTAGATAAAAAAGGCAAAGGTTTTTATGATGGTCCAGAATTTCCATCCAATGGTAGAATTATGTGGGATGCCTGGGGTGGAGATGCAGGATTTTCATGGAGCCGTGCTATTGTTGAAAGAGAAAAAAATAAAACACAAAAACTTTGGTCTGGAACGGCCTTTGACTTAAACTAAGGGGATAATAATGCAAAATGAAGAAATTGAAGACTTAAAGCAATTAGTAACATTTTATAGACAACGTGCATCTGAATTAGAGATGCAAGTTTTACAGGCACAATTAAAGATTAATAGACTAAGCACTAATCAACAAGAACCTGCCGTAGACTCAACTAAAAAATCTATGAAATAGGAGAAAAATTGTTAGAGTTATTATTTATAAACTTGACATTGTTTATGGGATGGTTTATACTTAATAGAGTAAGGAAGAACAATCGTTCTATTGATAAGATTGTATATAGGCAAAGCCATATACATGAAATTATAAGAAATATTGTTCCTAAAAACTCAATAAATAAAACTCAACATCCATCTTCTCAGTCTAAAAAACATATAGAGAAGAATATGATTAGAGTTATTATGTTAGAAGGTAAAGCATACTGGGTAGCAAATAGTGTTTTTTATGTTTCTGAAACTGTGAATGGTGATCCAGATTTAGAAACAGCAAGACCTATAGATACAAACAGTATGTCAAAAGATGAGATAAATAAAATGCTATTCATATTGGATAGTTTAAGAAGTGGGGTTTCAGATGAAGGTAGCGGTACAGGGAACAACTGAGTTTAATGACTACAGTGTATTTCTTCGTGCAATGAGTGTCGCACTTTCTGGAATGACAGAAAATGATTCAGAATTTTTAATTTATTCTGCTGGACCAGCCAATATTAATTCTTATGTTTCAGAGTTTTCTAATATATCTGAAAAAGGTATGAAATCAAGAGGGCGTAAAATTAAATTTTATAAAGTCCCTCCATCTTGGATTGAAGAAAATATGGAATATATGAATTATTTTGCATATCTTGCAAAACCTAAACAAAGCGTTTCCAAATTGGTTGCTGCTGCTGAATTGAAAAATATTGAAGTAGGAATATTTCAATACTAGGGGGTAAAATGATAGTAAAAGACTTAGAAACAATGGAACGAATTGTTAAGAAGAACAATAATTTGCATTGGGTTGGCTGGGATGTAGCAGAACGCAAGCGATCAGATCTTGCACGTACATCTGTAAATGGTATCAGGGTAGGAAGTAATTGGTACTTGCAACATGTTTATACTCTTAATCATAATGGTTGGGATATTCCGAGCAAATATAGGGGCTAGGAATGAAACAGCATAAATGGAAAGATGATGCTGACTGCCTTGACTATGATAATAATTTATTTTTTGATAAATATGAAGATGATGTTAAGTTAAGAACTGCTATAGATTCTTTATGTAAAGGATGTCCACAAGCAAAAATATGTTTTGCAAATGGTATATCTGGAAAAGAATGGGGGGTTTGGGGTGGAATATATCTTGAAGGTGGAGAAGTTTCAAAAGAATTTAATAATCATAAAACAAAAAAAGACTGGGCAGAAACTTGGCAGTCATTAACAATGGATAAATAAATGTATACAGATGATATGAAAAAAGCATTTAGATCTATTAATCCTCCATTAAATTTTAAAGTTGATATTATAGATAATGATCATTTTATTACTATTAGAGCCAACGAAGAAATGTTTTTTAGATTATATGATGATCAAAAACGTGAGGCAGTGGAATATATGATTAGAGTAAAAGATGCATTAGAACAAAATGGTGCAATAGTATTGCTTGTTAGGGAAGCAAAAAAATGATTAATTTTCTTAAAAATATAATTATATGTAAAATAAAAAACCATGATATTGTGAGTGCTGGCTCTTGCCCATTTACTGGAAATACATATAATGTATGCCAAAGATGCACAAAAATGTTTACGGTTGACAAAAAGAAATAATAGGAGTACAATAAATAGATATGAATAACATTATTTTAATATTATTATTTTTATTGTGTGTTTCTTTTGCAATATCATATGTTGCTGTAAAAAAACAACTTGTAAATACACAAGATTTACTTGCAGAAACATTTGAGGCTAATTTTTTATTAACAGAACAAATGACTAAAGGAGATAAAAATGAAGATACAATTCACAACGAAAATTTTATTAAGTACCTTTCTGACTCTAGGGACTGGGCTTTTAATTATATTGAAACTTCGCAAGCAACAATTAAAGAAGTTGCTGAAGAATTAAAACAAATAAATATAATAGATCAATCAGAAAAATTAATTGCTTTATTGCCAGAGGTTGAAAATGACTAAAGAAGTTAATTTTATTCCAGCAAATAATAATGCTGAAATTTCACTACCTCATCCAAAACCATCTAAAAAATATTTTGCAGATTGGTTTAAAGATATGCCTGGAGAATTACCAACAATAGATGGTACTAGAATAGATAAAACTGCAAAACACTGTATGCCTTTTATAGATGCTATAAGTTCTGGGTATACACAAGAATTAATTTGCGATCTTGAAATAAAAAATCTTGGTAAAAATGAAATTGGTAATGACATAATTTCTTATACTTGGGCAGGAGATGTTAGACCTTGTTCAACTAGAGAAGAAGAAACAAATTCTAAACATGTATTTCCTAATTTTGATGGATATTATAATACAGAATTTCATTGGAATACCCAATGGGAACCACAAACTCCTAAAGGTTATAGCACCATATATTTTCATCCTGCTAATAGGTTTGATCTACCATTTCAAAGTTTAACTGGAATTATTGACACAGATAAGTGGTCTATTAATGGACCTTTGCCATTTTTAATAAAAAAAGGTTTTGAAGGAATAATCCCAGCAGGTACGCCAATATATCAAATGATTTTTATTAAAAGAGATAATTGGGTATCAAAAGCATCTGAGTATAATGAAAAATTTAATAGATTACATTTTTATAATAGCAAAAAAGTATTTTCAGGTGGATATAAAAAACGTTATTGGGAAAAGAAAAACTATGAATAGGAAAAATATTTAATGAAAGATATATTGCTATCAACATTAACAGGTTTTGGGTGTGGCATTGTGTTTGCTGCATTCAAATTGCCAGTACCAGCACCACCAGTTTTTGCGGGAGTCGCAGGAATTATTGGTCTATGGATTGGCTTTACAATACTAACACAGATTATATCCTAGGAGGAATAACATGAATAATGAAAAACTAAAGGCACTACTTGCATCATATGGACGATCTGTTCTTGGCGCAGGACTTGCATTGTATATGTCAGGTGTAACAGATCTTAAGACACTTGCATACTCACTATTGGCTGCTATTGCACCCGTAGCATTGAGAGCAATCAATCCTAATGACACAGCATTTGGCCGTCTTCCAGATGCTTCAGAAATTGATTCTGTAGTTAAGAAGGCAACAGTTAAAAAGGCTCCTGCTCGAAAGAAGCCAGTAGCAAAAAAGTAATAAAATACTTATAAATTAGCCAGTCTAGAAATAGGCTGGCTTTTTTATTTTATATTATTTTTTAATGTCCAGAATTTTTTAATATCTGGTAGCGATGCTGGATCTTTAGTTGGGATACCTGCTTTTGAATATGCTGCTCTTGCTCCAGCATCATTATCTATAGCAAGACTAACGCTACCCTTAAGTCTTTGTGCTACTTCTGCTTTAAACTCATTTGAAGACCTTGTTGATCCTGGGTTCATAATAAGGCGTGAATACTTAACTCCAGCGCTTCTAAGAGCCTCTACAGTCCTTTTGCGGGTACTTGCAGGACGACCTGTAACTATAATAATGGTTCCAGAAAGACTGTTTATATAATCAATTGTTCTACGAATTGGCTGTGTACCGTTTCTTAAAAGGGTATCATCAATATCACAAATAGTAGCCATTATATAATTATAGCATTTGCTTAGTTATTGTTTTTCGTATACTCCACTAAATGTCATAACACTACCTTTACTAGTTGCCCATCCACCATTTCCAAATGGACGTTCGTAGTCAAAAGGTTTTGGTTCTTTTTCATTTGTAAATAAATATAAATTAGCAGATCCAGCAACTGTTCTTCCAATAACGGCTTCATATTTTGCACCCGCAAGGGTTGTTCCGTTTCCACCAGAAGTTTCAATCGTAAATCCACCATAAACAAACGCTGTGCGAGCAGCATTTGCTGGAAGTGTTATATAAAATCCTGGTTTAGATGTAATGTCTGCATCAGCAATTTTTGTTGTAATAGAAGACATGTTAGAAACATTGTTCCACGTAATTGTTGCACTAAATTGTACAAGTTTTCCACTTGTTGCGTAGGATCCTGTTTGATCACTTGATGCTGTTTTGCCTGAAGTAAAAGTAAAGTTTGGTGTTGCCCCTGGTCCCGCTCCAATTGTTGAACCCGCATATATTGATGGAGAATATGAAGTCTGTGTACCCATTCCTCCATCAGCACCAGTGTCACCTTTGGCACCTGTGGCACCAGTGTCACCTTTTGCACCAGTTGCACCAGTGTCACCTTTGGCACCAGTTGCACCAGTGTCACCTTTGGCACCAGTTGCACCAGTGTCACCTTTTGCGCCAGTGGCTCCTAAAAGGGATCCAGCGTTTGCACCGCCTGCAGTCATATCTACATAATAACCTCTAGCGGATCCACCTGCTTCAAAAATGCGAAGTTTATTTTGATATACATCAATAACTACACCATCATTTAAAGTGGTATTTGTAGACGCTTTATTAAGGAAAATTTCTCCACCCTCATTGCCACTGGACAAGGTAGATTTAAGGGTTCCATTAACTGAAAGATTAGTTCCATCAAAAGTAAAGTTTGCTGAACCTGCTGGATTATTAGATCCATCTTTATAAACAACTTGATTAGCAGAACCTGCTGTTGGACCTGTTGCACCCGCAGCACCATCTGCACCGTTAACAACTGTAAATGTTGATGTGCTTGAATCTGTAAAAGTTATTGTGTATGTATCTGTAGACCCTGCAGCACCAGTTCCACTTGTTCTAGAAACTGTAGAAATTCCACGACCATTAGACCCATTAGACCCATTGGCTCCCGCTGGTCCTACGATTTGTCCTGCATCATACCAAGATGATCCAGTCCATACATAAAAGTTTCCAGTGCTTGTAACAATTCTGCAATCATTAGTACTATTTCCAGTTAATGCATTAAGAGCAACCTCTGTTGCTACTTCACCTTTAAGATTAAAATTAAGTCCTGGAGCACCAGTATCTCCTTTTAATCCTTTTGCAGCAAACTTAGCCATATTAGGATCCCTGCTCTAAACCAAATTTCAATATTGCAATTTTACTTGCATTAATTGTTGAAAGGGCATAAATAGCATCTACCCCAGAAAGTTCTGTTGAAAAAATTTCTAAAGGATTGAGTTTAAAACCATAATTGCTAGAAGTAACGCCTTCTCCACCAAGATAGACAATGGCTGTTTCATCAACATTTTGAATGGTTATATCCATTCCTGAATGTTTTCCATTTGGCGTAATTCTTGTGGCTGAGGTAGTAAGCGATGTGAGTGAGTGAGTAGTCATAGTATGATTATACAGTATTTATTTTATAAATATCGTATTTCATCAATAATTTTATATTTTAAAGCGGTATAAATCATCTCACTTGAATACCCCTCACTAGGAGTAGATGAAAAATAAACCACATAATAAATCTCTGGATGTAATGCTTTAATCAATGATCCATTAGCAATGGCTTTTTTTACATTATCAGTTCTTTTAGCCCCTGGCCTTTTGCCATTTCCGTCAAGACCACCCTTTGCTTCTACATATTCAGTTTTATTTGAAAGATGATCAGAAGCAAGAAAGTCTATTTCACATCCAACACCTTCAATATAAACATTAGACTGAATATCATTAAATCCCCTGTTAACTAAGTCTGAATAAACAAGTTCTTCAAATGCATCGCCTGATTTTTTTGATTCTGATTGAAAGTTTACAGCATCCATTATATAAGTATACCCTTTCTCACGTACCCCTGGCAGGAATCGAACCTGCGACACATGGCTTAGAAGTCCATTGTTCTTTCCACTGAACTACAGAGGTGTATCTCCAGAGAGAATTGAACTCTCGTTTACACCGTGAAAGGGTGTTGTCCTAACCACTAGACGATGAAGACTTGGAGCGACTAGCGAGAATCGAACTCGCACATTAACCTTGGCAAGGTTACGCACTACCACTATGCAATAGTCGCATCGTACACCAGATAGGACTCGAACCTATGATAGCCGAATTATGAGTTCGGTGCCTTAACCAACTTGGCTACTGGTGCTTAATATTAAAGTTCGTTTTGCCCTCTAGCAATTGCTGCTGCAACTTTAAAAGCAGCCTTTGTCCTACGACTTTTTAAGTATCCAAGTTGTTGCCAAACTGGAGCGGTATTTTCAATATCTTGAGCAATCTGTTCTCTAATCTCTTTAACAGTAGTAATAATAAGATTCATTACATATTGCTTTTGCTCATCATTTAAATCATCTACTAAACTAGTCATCCTCTGCCTCAAATTCCTCTAGAGCATTACCGTTTCTATGACAAAAATCACAGTCATCAGTTTGATTATAATTACCACACCCACTACAATACGGCATTACTTTTCCTTTTTATATAGTTCTTTCACTTTATTATTAAATGCTTTAACTTGATCTTCTTTAAGTTGAGACTGTCCCCATCTAAAATTAACTTCCCAACATAAAAGATTTATAACTATCCCAGCACTGTAATCTTCAGATTTAGGTGCAAAAATAATACCAATGCCCCAGTAATGTGATTTTGAAATTGTCATGCTCTTATATCCTCACTATTTAAATAAAAAATAAGCGTCATCTTGTTGCCACAAGGACAATGCATATTATAATCTAACTCTTTATGTATTTCCATTGTTATTTTTGTTTGACATTTACTACAACTGAATTCATATGTATGCATGTATTAATCATACCAGAAACTAAATACAAAATCAACTATCTATGTGCATCTTTTATATGTCTAGATAAACTATCATGGGCAAATATACCCCAACGCAGTTCCCATTGTTTTTTGCAGATTGCACAAATAACTATTCTATTAATATTTATCCCAATAAGGAATTCCATGCTCGTCATGGTCTGAACCTAAATAATCAAGCACTGGATCTTTTTCTAATTCTTTAATTATTGCATCCATATCTATGGTGTAATAAGTTCCCCACCACATATAAGGTTTATTTAATATGATCCACATTTTACTATAAAAACGGTATTTAAAATTATGTTTATTTTTTTCATCTAAATAAACACATTTCATTAAAAATTCTACAGCAATACTTCCTAGACCATTGCCTATCCACCTAAGTGGAATAATACTAGTCCTTTGGTGCTTGGCTGAGTGTTCCAGGGTCTTTCTCCCATCTTAGTTTGCCATCTTTGTAAACTGGCCAATAGCCCAAGGCTTTCCAGTCCATCTTCATAATGCTTGGCTCTTTCATTGTTTGTGCCTTTTTTTATTTCCATATTTAACTTTAACTTCTGATCTAAACTGATTAACAATATTATCTGTCATTGTTTTTACAACACACCAAATTTTTCCATCTTTCATAGTTTGATGGCTATCCCAAAAATACTCATCATCTTTATTTATACTGCAGCAATTAGTATCCACCTAAACACTCATTTCTTGTATGATACAAACGTATTTTATTCATTATTTTTTTTGACGGGGCATCTAAAGGTTCACCACATGTAGCACATTTAAATGACCATTCACCAGTAAAGAAATCATAAATATAACCCTTATAATTGGCATATTTTTTAAATAAAAAAGTTTGAAATGGATCAGGTATTTCCATATTAATCATAGTTTGGCTACAAACTGAGAAGCCATTTTTAAACCTTTAACCAAACCATCATGGTAGTCTTGATTCTTGATCACTTTGGTAGTATCCCAAATACGGTAGGATTCTTTATTTAATAAGTCTGCTATTTCTTTTTTTAACATCATGTCATCTAGGCTCATTTATACCCAACTTACTTTAGTAATTGTTGCATTAGGATATTTTTCTTGTGCTTGACGTTTAGCCTCTTGTTGAGTTCTACATAAATAATCTACATGAAAGATTTTGTCATTTTCTAACATAAATACCCTATATTTATTAATCATACATCTATCATATCAAATGATGGGATTAAAGTCAAGCCGAAAAATGGTTTTACGAGTTCGGCGAAAAATGGATATGTCAAACCATCCCATGCCCTAAAAGGGCACTATCGGTTAGTATCTTCCCCTTTGCCAATCTGTTGGTATAATCATATATATGACTACTATAGTAATATATGGCAATCCTACAGCACACTGGATGCAAGCACTACACCCACAATCTAATCTTTGGTCTAAAATAGATCGGCAGACATCTGTCTTGATTACTAAAAATAACAAGAGGATTAAAAGCATCAAGGATAAGGTAGTTATTCCATTATATGAAGAAGATGTCCTGGCTTGCCCATTTGAATCTCTTAAGCCTGATAATGATATTATTAAAGTTTTTCAAAACAAACGGGAATTTAAAGATTTTTTAAAAATAAATAACATACACCATTATGCCAAAGACTATACTGTTGAAGACGTTGAATTTCCAGCAATACTAAAGAGAACTGATCTGGTAAAAGGTAAGGGTATATTTGTCATCCAAGACATGGAAGAACTACAAGCAAGGCTATCTATGCCTCTATACACAAATCAAGAATATATCATTGAAAAATATATACCTACACACTATGAGCCTGTCACATGGATGGTTTGTAAGGATGGGGAAGTCCTTTGGCATAAGTCATTGCAATGGTCAAAGGATACTAGCCCTACTATCAAGGAAGGTGCAGAAAGCGGGGGAAAGGAATACAATCCCTCTGAATCAACTATAGAGATATTCAAACAAGTAGTAAAGATATCTAACTATAGTGGCCCTATAGCATTTAACTATAAGATGTTTGAGGATAAGCCTGTTATATTTGAAGTTAATCCAAGGCTAGGTGGAACTCTAATGCTTGAGGAAAATATGGATATCCTTGCTGAAGCGATAAATACTATTATAAAACTCAATGGATGAAGCAATACTATATATACTTTATAGTCCTATACACAAGGCTATAAAAATAGGAATATCTGATATCTCAGGTAGAAGGTTTGCAAGCCATAGGACCAAAGGATGGATGCTTGTAGCCTATTGGCATTTTTTTTCCAGGGATAAGGCAAAGACTGTAGAATCTCTAGTACTAAAAACACTAAGGGAAAGACATGGCTATTATCTGGCTAAAGCAGATATGCCCCAGAACGGATATACTGAGACATTTTCATCAAAGAAAGTCAGCAAGAAAGGTTTGATCCGTATGGTCAATAAGGCTATAAAGACTTCCAATATTGATATACCGCTTCAATAATGGCTATTGCTGATACACCCAACATAAAATAGATCCAATATACATACCAGATAGCCATTATTTACAGACCATGCAGTAAAATGGAGTTCTAATGTTTTCTTTATGTATTACTAATATTTGAGAACATTTAGAGCATTTTGCTTGAATTAGATCATGCTCTTCTAAATCATACATTGAAACATGTAGTGTTTTTGTATAGTATATTTTAGTAACGTACCACGTTATTAGTATTAATATTATTTCCATCATATTAGTATATCAGAGCCATCACTCAAAATCTACCTGAGACTCAAACTTATCATTATCATTGTATGTTCGTCTAGGGAGCATATCATCATCCATAGCACCACAATTGGAGCATGTGATTTGGCCATCAAGGTCTAATTCATAGTTGCATCCATACTTTGTACAGGTCATGGTTTATACATCACATCATAATATTGGTTTGACATAGCAAAGGCTTTCTTCTTGGTTGGCCATTCTTCTGATGAGTATTGTTGTATGACAGCATCGTAATATCTCCATTGGCCAGTAGCAGGATTGATCTCAACTTTTACTTTCATAGTATTCATATCTACATCATATCAGATAAGTTATCCACATGTCAAGTAAAAGGTTTGTGAGGTTTTTATGATAGTTATCCACAGGTTTATCCACATATAAATCTTACTGATATTATTTAGATTTGTCTTGGAGTGGAGGAAAGTGGAGGATAGTGGGTGATAGTGCACTTTTCATCTTAAGGCCGTAATCTTTTGCTGGCCCCCAAACCCCCTAGCATATCAAACCTTATTTGTCAAATATCTACCAAACCTTCCTATGAGGCATATATGGTTTGGCATTATAGCCCAAACCTTAGTGTTTGTCAAGTCCAAACCCTATGATATTTCATATCAAAAATGTTTGAAAATGACAGAAAAATATCCGAATTTGTTTCAAAACAATTTAAAAAGGTTTGATAAAATACAGAAAAGAATGGTTTTATATATGGTGGTTTTGATATGGTAAAAAGGCCCAGCGATTTTTGATCCCGCATCGTAATGTCTAACTAAACTAGGATTCACGGGGAGGGCGGGGGATATAAAAGACTCTTCGTAATACCCCTAGTAGTATAACAAACAATAGATACTGGATCAAATTGGATATAAGGGTTTGACAGATATAGGTTTGTCTGATATAGAGGTTTGAAAGATAGAAAGGTTTTTCTAATATAAGGTTTGGGAAAGTCCAGCGATTTTTTAGATGATTACGTAATGTCTTTTACAAAAATTAGATATAAGGTTTGACACAAAGGCAGGGCGCCCCGTAGGGGCATGACTAATTATCTAGTTTAGAAGCAAGGTCAAGCATGTGTTCTAGTGTTTGGTACTCTCCCTCAATAGGAAGATGCAGCGCAGCGCACAGCAACTCAAATGTTTCTACCACATACTGTTCAGCCAGCGGCGATGGTGTAACTAACTCTGATGCAATAAAATATGACAGTGGCAAACCAATATCGTTGTAAGAAATAAAATCATCAAACTCATCGCCATCTCTGTAATTCATCCAAAGATCTGCTAGTACTGCACATTGTGTATGAAAATCAATTGCCACTATAAGTTCCTGTTCGTCTATTATATTCTACCACTTCTTTGTTATGTTGCATGGCTTCTAATACTTCTATACCACGGCAATAAATTAAATATGGAGAAGCAGTAGCCAAATACATACCAATCGCTTCTAAGTCTAAAGAGTAATCAGAAAGCAGTTTAGTAAATTGCTCTGCCACCTTTTCCTCTTTGGATTTAGGCAACTTGATACGGGTATACATTTTTCCTCCAATTAAAATATGAGCAGTTTATTCTCTTACTCAGGAGACCACTTTCGCTAATTCCGAAGAACGACTTATAGTGGGAACTCTATTATTATATCAGAAAGAGTGGGGAAGCGCAAGCCCACCACAGTCCTGCGCTCCACCCTTTTCATTGCCGTGATGACCCAATCACACGGACTGCTCAGCCAAATTTTGATCAAGATGATAAGAGATAAATTTATCAATTGGTTTGGTTAGGTCCCCAATAGTAACAGTATTATTAATCAGGTTAACTTCCTTGTACTCATATGATTCCTCATGATTGACTTCTCCCACATATAGGCCATATCCTGTCTCGCTGTCATGGTCGTCCTGCAGCGCATTAATAAGAATACGAACAAAATAGGATGTATCACCCATTCGTGGCATTGCCTTGTTAAGGGCCAAGGCTAGGTCCATAACACCACTGTCTCCACCCCAATGTGAGTATAGATTAATATTCTGATTTGGGTCTTCAGTTGTTACGATAGTAAAGTTGGTACGTGCTCCCATTATTCTTCTACCTTCCAAGAAACAATCGATAATTGGTTTAATACTTCTCTGCAGAGGTCCTCTTCATTTTCTGATTCAGCCTCGTATGTAAAATTCATGAATGAACCTGTTGGTTCAAAGATTACTTCAACTTCATATGTCTGCATTTATGGTGTCCAATCCTACTAGGGTCATCTCTTCAATCGTAGCACATTCAGGGCACTTTTCCAAATCCTGCTCTTGGAAAGCATCTCTGATTATATTATCAGGGTCATCTAACTCTGCGTCACAGTTTTCACAATAATAGCAGGGTACAGAAACTAATACCTGAATAGTTGTATTAGGTGGACAAGGTACCTCAGTGATAAAGTATCCTATTCGATTTACAAATCCCCAACCAGACCACAGGTATCCTCCACCGTCGTCTCCATCACCATACATCCATATACGGTCTTCTGGCTGCTCTTTGACAAAGGCAACTTCATCACCAAATGTCTCAAACATCAAACCACCATAGCCATCATCAAATGAAGCATTTGTGTCTATATGATTAACGATTGGTTTATAGGCTTTAACCCATTCATCAAAGGTCATCTCAATAAAGTTATCCATGGCTTGCAACTCCATCTCTAAAACCATCGTTATAGGCATTTTGGCAGGTATCACAATATTGTGTATACTCGTCAATAGAGTCTACCTCATAGGTGCAATTATTGCAACTAATCACCTAGAATCTCCTTACGGTTCTTTATATCTTCCTTGGCAAAAGCGATAGCATAGGTTAAGGCATATATCTCACATAGTGCGTCAAGATAGCCTGAAGCCTCTGTTCGCTCCATTGAATCCATTGCCTCTTCAGATTCTTCCTCAACCTCAATACAACGGTCAAGAACTTGCTCTGCTTCATACATCATGGTTTTAAGGTGTCCGTGCAGAATGTCTGCTCCGTCCATACCCATTTCTACCTGTTTCATTAGATACGGGTCTAGTGTTATCTTATCCATTTAAAACCTCCAAGTAGTGTTTGGATACATGAATGGCACCTTCTAGGTAAGGAACAATACTATCAGCACCGTCCTCGTTATCCAAATCCTGTTGCATGGATATGATATGTAGTTTTATATATTCTTGTAGTGTGTTTAGGTCCATGTATTAATTATAGGGGTTGGTGTTGATTTTGACAACTTTTGGCGATGTGATGTTGGTCACAGACCCAGCCATTTCATAAGCCTGATCGTAAGGCTCACCATCTACTGTGGCATCTGCAGATCCTATTAGTGTTATATTGGGGGAACCACAAGAGCACCAGCCACGCCAGTCCTTAATGTCCTCCAGGGTAGTTATCTCCATGAGGGCATCACAATCAGTACAGAGATAGTCATACTTGGTCCAGTTATCCATTATTCCTCTATGTATTCTATTGAGATATTGCCTAGGACCTCATCATATTTAACCATAGTGTCTATGTCCTCAGCAAAGCGAGCCATTAGATAATCTATCTTATCATCATTGCTCATATCAGGGGGACCATAGAGTTCGAACCCTATATCATTA